AGAGGCTTCTAAAAAGAGAGCATACAAAGATATAGAAAATAAAATAGCTGTTGTAGGAGCTTTAGATGGAGAGCCATTGTTTGCTACTAAAGAAGAAGCTGAGGCATACGCTAAGTTATTTAAGAATTGCGAGGGTTATCACGAACACGAAGTAGAGGGAGTAATTAGATATATGGCTTGTGAAAAACATTCAGATGCTACTGAAATGAAAAAAAGAAAATATAAAAGAAAAAAGAAATACACAAAAGAAGATAGATTAAGTGATGAGGATTTGTTAGATAGAATTAGAATGATTATAGCTCAAGATGAGAAAGATCAATTTGAGCTAATGAAAGAATACATTACAAAAAGGGCGTTAGCTAAATATCCTTTTAGACAATGTATTGCTGATATGAAAAAAAAGTACGGAAAAAAATCTGCTGCTAAAATCTGTTCAGCTATTAAAAGTGGTACTGTAAAAAGGTAGCCTGTAAACAAATATTAAATTAATTATATATACTTATAAAAATCTATTACAATGAAAGACACGTTAGAAAAAATCAAAACTTTGTTGTCTATTGATAACAAAGAGTCTAAGGAAGTTAAAATGTATGCAGAGATGAAATTAGATGATGGGAGAGTTGTAGCTACCGAAGATGAACAATTTATGATTGGCTCTGAAGTCTTTGTAGTAAATGATGATGGCGAGGCAAGTCCTTTATCAGCAGGATCATATACTATGGAAGATGGAGCTAAACTTACTATTGATGACAATGGTAAAATCTTAGATATGGGAGAAGAAAAAGAAGCTGAAGAAGTAGAGGCTGAAGATGAGGACAAAGAAGAAATGGCTGAAGAAGCAGATGTTGCTGATTGGGCAGGTATGGAAAAGAGAATTAAAAATCTTGAAGATGCTGTAGCTGATTTAAAAGCAGATAAAGAAAATATGTCTGTTGAAAATGAAGAAACAGTTGAAGAAGAAGTTTCTGAAGAAGAAAAAGTAGAAATGTCTAAAGATATGGTTACTAGCTTAGTAGAAGAAATAGAACATTTAAAAACTAAGTTATCAGAAATGGAAGAACAACCAGGAGCTAAGGGTTTTACTCACAATCCTGAAACACAAACTAAATCAGAAAAAGTTGATTTAGCAAGAATGTCTGCTAAAGAAAGGGCAGCATATTACATTAACAATAAATAATTTTAAAAAAATGGCGAACAATAAATATAATTTATCAAAAGAGTATCAGTTTGATATAACTGTTACTGACAATACTTACGCAGGTAAGTTAGCGTTGCCTTATGTAACTGCTGCAGTTAAAAGTCCTGACACAGTTGCTAAAGGCTATGTAAGAACAATAGATGGTTTAAATAGTAAAGCTGTAATTTCTAACTTAGGAATTAATGATCCTATAGTTGCTGCTGCTTGTTCATTCTCATCAAGTAATGATACTTCTCTTACAGAGCAAGTTCTTACTCTTACTGATTTAAAAGTAAATGAGGAAATTTGTAGAGGTACAGTTTTCCCTACTTGGATTGGCGAAAATATGGATAGAAACGGAAATCTACCAGGAACATTTGAGGACTTCTTATTATCTTCAGTTGCTGCAAAAGCAGGAGAGCAATTAGAAAACTCAATATGGAAAGGATCATCTCCTTTTGGCGTTGGTTTCTTATCTAATGATGGAACACAAGATGAGGCAGGAGCAGATGCTTCAGCATTAAAAGACTTCACAGAAGTTGATTTTGCTAACGCTTTAGCTGCTTCAGATATATTAACTGATATGGCTTCAGTATATGATGCAGCAGTTGGTATTGGTGGTTTAACTTCTAAGCCAGGTTTTGGATTCTATATGAACAGCAAAACTTATGCTTTCTTATTACAAGCATTAGCTAATGCAGGTAGTAATCAAGGTATCAATAATGCAGGTGTAGCTCAAGACTTTAGTGGTGTAACTTACTTTGGTTTCCCTATCTATGTTTGTCCTGGAATGTTTGATGATGTAATCATTGCAACATACAGAGAAAACTTAGTATTTGGAACTAACTTAGCTACTGATTGGACAGAGGCAAGAGTAATACCAACTTATCAATATGATGGTTCTGACAATGTAAGAATTGTTATGAACTTTGCAGTAGGTGTACAATGTGCAGTTGCTACAGATGGTGTTTATGGCTCAACTGTTTGGACTTAATAGTTAATTAATTAATGGGGGTTGAAATATACCCCCTTTTTATAAACAATATAAAACTTATATAAAATGGCTTGTAATTTAACACGAGGTTTATTGGTTGACTGCAAAGATCAGATAGGTGGTTTAAAGAAAATCTTTTTTACTCAATCTTATTGTTCTGATATTAGAGCTAGTGCTACATTTAATGGTACTAATGTTTTACAAATGGACACAGCAGGTTTTGCTAATTGGGATATATATGGTGGTAGTACAGTAAATGTATTTCAGTATGACTTACGCCCTAATCTATCTTCAGTAACAGTAAATATCAATAGTGATCCTGCAACAGGAACTACTTTTTTTGAGCAAACTTTATCTCTTACGCTACAGAAATTAACAGTAGCGCAGACAAATGAGTTAAAGTTAATCTCTTACAATCGTTCTCAGGTATTTGTACTTGATAATAATGACAATGTATTCTTATTAGGTATGGATAATGGTTGTGATATTTCAGGTGGTACTGCTGTAACAGGAGCTGCTAAGGGAGATATGACAGGATATACTTTAGAACTAAGAGCAGAGGAAAAAGATCCATTAATATGGCTACCTGCAACAGCAGGAGGTGGTACAGCTAAGTACCCATTTGATGGATTGTCTGATGAGGCTGCACTTAATATAGCTGTAGGAACTTAATCAATAAATCGTTACTCAATTAAAATAGGGTTATCTAAGGATAACCCTTTTTTATTAAATAAATTTTATAATTAACTAAATAGTATAAAGTTTTTTTTACAAAACTTACATTTGTAAACGAATTAATTATATTTATATATACTATTAAAAGACAAATATTATGGCTTGGAAAGTAAAAGAACAATACAAAGATTATAAACCATTAAATATGAACTTGGCTTATGGACAATTAAAGCCTCATCAAATAAATAATTTATCTGATGAAGTAAAAGAGAAGTATTTTGAACAAGATACTCCTAAACCAAAAAAGAAAAAAAAAGAAATCAAAATAGAAACAGAATCTTATAATGAGTACACAGATTAGAGAGATTATTTTAAATGAGGATGTGGCTAAAGAGTATTTAGAAAAAAGAGCTAAACTAAATACTAAAGAAGATAAGCAAGAATTAGCTGAGGAGTATTATCCAATAATAGTAAAAGAGTATAGAGATGTATCAAATTAACTTCGATTCAGCAACAGCTTTATATCAAAAGCAATTAAACTTTTATATAAACATACATTCTATTACAGGGTTAGATGATACTACTGCTACATTTACAAATTTAATATTAGCAGAATTTAGAGGTGTAAATACAAATTGGGTAAGAACAGCTATAGGGACAGGAGATGCAAATTCTAGGAATAATGAGAGGTATTGGAATATAAAATTTAGTCTATATAATTCTTCTTTTAATGGCGCATTTGATACAACAGGGGCAAGGAATTCAGGAAATGTTTTTTTACCTAGCGAGGAGATGTACAATGTTTCTTTTTATTATCAAACAAGTACATCTAATTTAGATGTAGCAAATGCTACAAAAATAGATTGGACTGAGCAACTATATATAAAAAGAGAGTTTGATGATCAATACAATCAAGCTCCTGTAAGTAGTTATACTGAGTATTCAGCTAATGATGTTAGTAGTTCAACAACAAATACAAATGTAGAGTATGGTACACAAACAGCGTAAAAATAATACAGAAATATCAGTAATACATTTAGCAGAGTTTAACTTACCTGAAGTTACTGAAACAGCAAACAAGGATTGGATTCAATTCGGCACAGATAATATGTACCCTCAATATCTACTTGAACTATATAATGGTAGTAGTATCAACAATGCTATTATTAAAGGTGTTTCAGCTATGATATATGGAGAGGGATTAGATGCTACTGATAAACAAGATAGTGAACAGCACAAAGAACAATGGCTAAGGCTTACATCTTTACTAGGACATTCGCAAAAAGATTTATTAAAATGTTTAGCTTTTGATCTAAAATTGTTTGGTATGTGTTATGTTAATACGATATGGAACAAGCCAAGAACTAAGATTGTAGAGATGTATCATATACCTGCACAATATATAAGAAGTGGAAAAGCTGATGGTTATGGTAATGTAAATGAGTATTATTATTCAGCAGATTGGAATAACTTGAGAAAGCACAAGCCAAGAACATATAAAGCGTTTGATGAAAAGGACAGAACAAGTGCTAGTCAAGTATTATGTATCAAAGATTATTCTCCAGGAAGCCATTATTATTCATTACCTGACTATCAAGGCTCTACTTCTTACATTCAGTTAGATATGGAGATTGCTCAATTTCATTTATCTAATATCAAA